TTTCTGGTAAGAGTCCGATTTTGTGGGTCAAATGAAACCATCATCAGAGCATCAATTTCATCCGCACAATCACAGATTTTTCTTCCTGTTTTTGTGTTAACTACAGAAAAATAATCTTCAGATTGATACTTCAAAATTTAAATCCCTCAAATGATTTCTTAGGTTTCTTTTCTTCATAATCATACTCCTCTTCTTGTCCACTGTCAACTATGTCTTGTTGTGCTGACTGTTCGCAATCATACAATCTCATTTTAGCACGGTCAATACCCACAACAAATCTCTTATGAATGGTTGGGTCATTATAACGATTCTTCAATTGCTTCACTAAGATTTGGCCCAGTCCTTCCAAATCTTCTGTGCTAATCAAAGCAAACATCAAGTCTGCTGTTGCAGGAAGACCGAATGATTCTGAAGTATCAGTCAACTCAACGTCAGATGAACCATAACCTGAACGAGTAGTTTGTGTTGCACTAACGATGGGAACATTAAACTCCACAGCAAGACCACGCAACTCTTCAGCAATTGCTTTAATATATGAGTAGGAATTCACAGAAAGATTCCCACGATACCTGCTGGAAGCACAGATGTTGAGATAGTCAATGAAAATAATATCAGGTTTAAATGACTTTTTAAGTGCAAGTTCATTCAGAAGTGATTTAAAATGCCCGCTGTGTGCTGATGCAGTTGGATACTCTTTGATAATCAGAGTCCCTTGCGTTTTCTTTGCAATGTTATTGACTTTTGTATCAAACATCTGCTTCGGCAAATCAACGATGTCCTGAATCGGAACATTCAGAAGGTTTGCGTCAATTCTTTCTGCAATTCGTTCTTCTGCCATCTCCAAAGTAATGTAGAGAACATTTCTACCTTGCAGCAAAACAGAAGATGCAACGTGACACATAAACAATGACTTACCAACACCAGTGCCAGCAAGAGCAATATTCAGAGTTTTGTTGGGAAGACCACCTTTGGTAATCTTATTAAAGAACTCCAAATCAAATGGGATCTTTTCTTCTTTTCTATGATAGGACTCATAACGGTCTTCATAGTCGATCAGATAATCGTGACCGATGTGTGTATCAAAAGAAACTGCAAGAGCATCTGAAAGAATACTTGGAATTGCATCACGGTTTTTCTTATCATCTTTACCATCCGCGATGTGAATTGATTCCATCAGTGCAAGATAAATTGCACGGTCACGGCACCACTTTTCAGTCGTATCAACAACCCAACTTAAGTCAGTTGGTTCATCATCCAAATAACTAATCAGTTGTGTGATTTCTTTAAATGTTGTGTCGTTAATATCACTTCGGTTCTCAACCTCAATACATAAAATCTCTTTACTAGCAAGTTGATTGTATTGTTGTGCGAACTTTAGAATTTCCTCAAAGACAACTTTTTGATTAAAGTCATCAAAATAATCCGACTTGATAAATGGAAGAACTTTGCGAAAATAAATCTCGTTGTGAATCAGGTTTTTAAGAATTAGAGTTTCTATTTTATCCATCACTTATTTTATGTTGCGGATTATCTGGTGAATGTAGTATGTCAAATACAAATGTAATACGTTCTATGTCGCCTAAATTGACTGTTCCGTGTGGCAATTTATTATTAAACCACAAAAATGTCCCCGGTTCCACCATAAAACTTTCTCCACCACAAAAGTATTGATAAGTTCCCTGAATTGAGATGTGATATCTGTCTCTTGTGAGATAATATGTTCCTTCATCAATATGAGCTCCCACTATGCCATCAACAGGCAATGATAAAAACCCACAACGTTGTAATTCTTTATCGCCAATTAGTCTTTTAATTAACTTACGAATCTCTGTGTGTCTTTCATATGCAGGAGTTTTGATGTTGATTTCAGAGTCACCAACAAAATCACTCTTGTTTTTGACTCCACCCACAATTAACTGGAGATTACCAACAGGAATATCATCATATCCACGGTCAATTAAAGATTCAGCATTTTTAATAGACTTTTGGTTTCCCCAGTCTTCGGAATGTTTTTCTAATTGACGAAGAATCTTGGAAACATTAAGTCCCTGGTTTATAACTTTGATGTGTTTCATGAGCCATAACTAAACTCCTTTTGGGCGGTTTCATCAAGTGCTTGCATTACTTCTGGAGTGAAATACTTTTCAGGTTCGGCAAGAATTTGCTTTGCATAGAGTTTCTTGCCATCAATCTCATAGCGTCCTGCTACATTCTTCCAAAGTCCACCGAGCTCCCCAAGTTCAAGTAAACCATAATATCGATCAAGACCACGCTCATCATAATAAAGACGAACTTCCACATTTTTGTTCTCCTTACTCAAACGCGATTTAGCAGTCTTAGCTTTGATAATATTGCCGACCACTTCTGTTCCATCCTTCTCTTTCTTTTTTGAGAGATAAATGATCGTGCTTGCTGCGTACTTGAGTCCAGAACCTCCTCCCATTTCTTTAGTTGGTACGTAAGCTCCGATGACATCGTATGTATGATTTGTGACAATGAGCGGGACATTTGCTTGACCTAGTTTGAGTGTGAGCATTCGGAATGCACCTTTGACAAGTTGAGATTTGGTCATATCACGAACTTGCTTATCGTTCAGTGCATCAGTAATTTCTTTCTCGGTGGAAAGCATACCCAGAGAGTCTAATACAAAAATACAGGGTTTACGTTCTTCTACAGATTTTTTTAAGTATAAGTCAACTGCCTTGAGTGCTTTGCTACGAAACTCTTCAATTGTGACCACATTGACCACAACAAACCGAGAAGTATCAATGCCACGCGATTCAATCAGTGACTTATTAACAGCGGCTTCAGTATCAAAGTAGAGACAATAACCATCGGGGTTATTATCAAGAAAATTCTTAACCACAGCGAGAGAGAAGAAAGTCTTTCCAGTAGAAGACTCTCCAGCAATAGCAGTAATTTTATTCCCAGATACACCACCAAATATGCTACCTGAAACCAGTGCATTAAAAACGTATGAACCCGTGTCAACATAAGTCTCTGTTTCGTCGATGTCTGATGCTAATTTTGTATAGTCATCGCCAATTTCTTTTACAATCTCTTTAAGAAAATCCATCACTCATCTCCAACAAAAACATAATCTGGGTGTTGAGATTTAAAAATCTCTACTTGCTCGTTGGTTCTAAAAAATTTAAAAAGAATGCTATTTGGACATTCTTCAAGATAATATTTAACTTTAATCATCATGCCACCATCCCGTAATCTTCACGAAGAATTTTTTTATAAGGCAAACCTTGGTCTTTAAGTTCTTTGACTAACTTAAGTTTTTGATATAGTGCAGTGTCTCCACCAAGAGCCATTGCATTGATAATAGTATTCAGTTCTTCATCATTAATAGGCAAATCCATTAGGCAAAAAAGAGTTCAAGGTTTACAGTTTTTTCTACATTCCACCCAATTGCATCAAGAATTGCTTTGAGTGGTTCGACAAAACTTTTCTCAAATTGTAAATCATAATCAACGTATTTGTCAAGATTAAGTTCTTTGGGAAAGTCTTGAATGAAAGAAATTACGTTCTCGTGGATATTATTTGGTTTTTTCAAATACACAAATTTAATTTTCTCACCATTATTAATAAGTGAATATTTATTTGACAACTTATTTTGTTTAATATAGTGATTGAACAAAAGAGCACCGCGAACATGAATGGGTGTTCCTTTCATATAAATGGCAGATGATGATGAATACTTTTGCACATCAGATGCTGTTCTTGGAAATGCAATAGACTCTGGTGGGAGTGATTTGAATTCCTTTCTACACCCATCAATAAAATTGATTACATCCTCTTCGGTTCCGTTCATCATTAATTTGAGTCCATCCTTAATCATCTTGCGACAAGGAGCAGGTGTAGAAGACTTAACTGCCTCAATACCCATCATCTTCAGTTTGGGTTCTTCATAACGAACACCTTCACTGTCCCAGACGTTCAGAATGTATCGTTTCTTGGCAGTCCAGATTCCACGTTCAGCAATGTTCTCTCGCTTCATCTGCATCTTCTGGTCATAAGCATTCACATACTCAGCCAGTTCTTGGTAAGAACCTTCAATATACTTCTCAAGTTCCATTTGACAGATCTTATCAAGGAACGAAACAATGCCTTCAGTAGTTTTCTCTCTTCCCGCGAATACACGTTCAACCAGAGGACCCATATTAAGGTAAATAGAATCAGTATCTGAAGCAATAACATAGTCTTCACCATCCGTTTTTAAAATCTTATTGAGATAGGCATTCATCTTGTTCTCAATCCAACGGATAGACACCTGACCCGACAAGGTGATTGCCTCTGCGTTTGCTAGTTTGTAATAGCGGAAATACTGATTGCCGATAGCACCATAAGCAGAGTTAAGAGAAATCTTTTTTGCCATTTGGATGTTGTTGCATCGTGCAATCTCCTTTTCCAACTCCTTTGACTTTTTCTTTTCATACTGTTTCTTTGCCTCAATCATTTTCTTTTTGAAGATGACACGATCCTGATACATCTTCTCCATCAGTTCTGGAAGGAATCCCTTTACTCTATGATAGAGAGAACCATTTGCTGTTATAGTAAGATTAGTTTTACTCAAAGGTTCTAAATCTAGTTCTTGATTAAGAATCTTATCAACATTCACTTGACTAGAAAGTTCTCTTACTTTCTTAAGTGCTTCTAATTCCTCTTTAATTTCTTGGGGGGACATTTGACGAACATCTTTCCACATACTATTACCTCATATATTTTTTATACTAATTGTGCTTTTAGTGTTGGGTTATTTTCTCCCTGTCTAAACACAACAATAGCAGCAGGAAATGTTGCTTTGTTATTAGCACCCTCAAATGTTAATCTTCTTGTCAATAACCTTATTTCTGCGGATTTCATACAATAAGTATGCCACCATTTTGTATCAGTTCTTGCTGGAACAAGACAAACAACAGTAGCACCTTTATCAGATTCTTCTTTTGCCTTTTTAATCCAATTTACTATCTCTCTCCCATAAGGAGGATTCATAAACACATTACCTTCCCAGTTTTTGGACAATCCATCATCTTCTATTGTATAGAAAGAAATACATTTAGCAGTTTCTTTACTACAACAAGGATCAAGATTGAAATTAAATTCAATATTTAATTTAGCATAC